AATGGACTTAAATTGTTAAATGCTGTGCTTGCAGTTGAAGCACCTGTACCACCATCTGCAATAGCTAAGTCAGTGATGCCAGTAATAGAACCACCAGTAATGGCTACTGCGTTGGCATTTTGCTCGGCTAACGTCCCTACGCCAGTTAGCGTATGGTTAGCATCCCAAGCAGTTGCGCCTGTAGCACTAAAAGTACCGTCGGCAGGCGTTGAATGGTTGACAGTTATTGGCATTAGGCTAGAAACCGTAATTTATAAAGGGTTGTTAAATACAACTCAATAATGTTATCTATTAATTGTTGCAAAGCGCTATCACTTTTATCACATACGTCATAACGTACTGATTCAATCTCAGCAAGTTGGGCTTCTAAAAATTCAATCACATTGCTAGTTTTTTTAGCCGACATTAAACTGATAGGGCCGATCAAACCATGCCGTCCCTGGTATGCCTCAGCAAACGCGTCTGCCAAATCAATAATATTCTCGTAAAATTTCTGTAACGCTTTATGTTTTGCATAGCTACGGGTATTTAAATGAACCGAATGGGTTACATCACGGGCTAAAAAGAATATTCCTACAAAATCACACGCTTTCATTGTGGCATCCCTTGTGGTGGCATTTGTTCAGGTGGCATTGGTTGGCCTTGTGGTTGCATAGGCTGTTCCATCGGCTGTTCTTCCTCTTGCATATCCATTGCAGTGCCGCGTTGCATTTCAGTAATGATATCCCCGCTATCCATTGCAGCGTGCAGCGTTCCTAAAACAATATCTTGAATCTGTTCAGGTGACATAGATGCTTGAACGGCAGTTAACCGTTTAGTTTCAGCGTCAAACAACTTAATTTGCGCTTCAAAATCCTTACGCTCCATTTCTTGCGCTTCCATTGACTTGCTGACGTTTTGAAGCATGGCGTGCATACCTTCCATCTCTTGACCCATTGCTTGCATCTGCTGTTGAGCAGCTTGCAATGCAGGATCTTCGTCATCAGCCGATAAAAGTTTAGGATCAATCGTTTTAGCCAAGCGTTCAGCCAACTCTTGCGCGCCAGGCCAATCCATATTTTTAACAAATAGATCGCCTGCAACAGCCCATAGCTGAGGATTGCCTTGCAAAATCTGCGCCATAGCTTCCATCGCTTCTTGGCGCTTAGTCATGTAGCCTGGGCCAGTAGTAGCCACTACATCGTAATACCCTACGCTAGGGTTATAGATTTTTTCAATCACAACGCCTGTGTCATCAACAATTTTCTTAACTGGCTCGTCTTGCTCAGGATTGATCTTAGCCATTGACACTTCACCATCGATACCAATCACGCGGGCAATACGTTCGGTGTCATAGATCTTAGGGATAAGGTCAATTAACTGACGCGTTGCAAAACGAATGGCTTTAGTCAGGTTGTCACCATAGTGGAACGTGCCGACATCGCCTTGGCGTTCACGGGCAAGAATAGCTTTCCCCGAGCGTTCGTTGCTTGTGGCACCTAAGCTCGAGTCATACTGTCCAGTAGTAGACTTGATATCATCAGACGCGCCCATTTTGGCTTGGATAAGACCTGTTTGAGCCAAAGGAGGCGGGGCGCGTTGTGGAAGTGGCAGCGTTGCACCCATTCCATCAGTAACATCGGGATTAACTTCCAAATACGGCCAATTGGTCGTGTTAGCAGTTTTCCATTGGTTTTCGTATCCTTCAAACTGACCGCCGTAACCGATAAATGGTGCTTTTGGTGCCAAAGCAAGCATCTCTGCCTCTTGGGATACCCAATAGTTGTACATACGTTGTGCATCTTTGGCATTTCTAACCAAGCCAGACACATAAATACGACCATCTACTTCAAATTCGTTACCAATCACGCGGATCACGGGGATCCATTTGCCCGCCCAATCTTGTTCTTGGAGGACTTCATATCCATTGGACTTCATCCATTTAACTTTTTTGACATCTACTATGCGGGATTTAATGGGTTTTAAGCCCATTTGTTTCATTTCTTTATCTTCAGGCGAACCGTCAAAATGACTCATGTTGCCTGGGTACAAATTAAGTTTAGTTGGGGTGTGAGTGTAATAAAAATACTCAACAATACGAATGGTGTTCTCATTTAGCCATTGGCTTAGGGAATCATCACCTACGCCTTGGGACATAATGGACGTAATGGGCGCGGCATTTGGAAATTGACGCTCGTATTCGTCTTTTTCTAAGTCTTGGCTAATAAAGCACCATTCAGCATCGCAACCCGCAGGGTCTTGGATCATTGGATCCATGTACACGCTAAACGCGTTACGAATACGACCTAAACGCAAGTCTTGATCAAACGAACCTTCGTTGCAATACTCAGTCAAGATACGGAAATAACCTTCACCATACGTTACTTGGTTTTCACAAGCGGTGTCATAGACCACATCGGCGTCAGACATATATTCGATATGGCGAACCATACCTTCAAAGATCTCAGCTACTTCAACATCGCCTTTATCATCCGCAGGGATCACTTTCCCAGCGGGTCGGTTCTGACGCTGTTCGTTTGTTACTTGTTTAACGTGCTGCGGTAGTTTGTTAATGGTCAAGCACGGGCGCGCATTAATCGTTTGCCCTTGGACAGAACCGCGAGTTGCCAATACGTCAGCAGGCCATTGCCATTGGTTGTCTGGAGAGCCAGCCATAAAGCGAAGGTCATCTAGCTCATCTTCTCTAGATTCAGAATACGCAGACATTGCCATCTGAAAGCGATGGCGCATGGTAGCTAGAACATCTGACTGTTCATTTGGAGTAGTAGTGGGGTTGCCACCTACGTCGGCTACTTTGCCGACGATATTCATCGAGGTTTGGTCATACGCCATTTAGTATTCCGATCACATCAGGTTCGCGCATCGACAATGATACCGCTAAACAATTTACTTTGGGATAAAACCTTAACGGCTTTAAATTTATTTTTTACCTTTAGACATCGCTCCACGTTTTACCGCATAAGCGATTGCTACGGCTTGCTTGACGGGCTTGCCACTTTTGACTTCCGCAGACACGTTCTTACGGAAGGCTTCTTTACTTGGGCTTTTCTTGAGGGGCATCATTTACCTTTCTTTGCAGGCTTAGCTGTCTTAGCCGATTGTTTAAAATCTTTAGCTGTGGGCGCGCCCGCAGTGCCAGGCTTTCTCATCTTTTCGCCTGATCCCGCAGCTATACGAGCCTTCTTTGCGTGAATATTTGAATACAATCCAGGTTTTGTAGCCACTTTTTTCTCCTTATTAACATTTCCAACTTTTGAGCGCGGCTTTCGCACGCGGGGCGTCGCCTTTGGCGTGGGCAACGACGCCTGACATCCTGGCGCAAAAGCTGGCTTTACGCCCAACATCCGCTTTAGATTTAGGGTTTGGCGCAGGCGCCTTAAGATTTGCATTATTTTTTGCATTGTACGCAGCCCTTCCTTTGGCAGTCATACCCGCACCTTTGTCGGTGGGTTTGTAGTTCGCGCCTTTGCCCGTGGTTGTACGAGCTATGGGTTTGTCATGTTTTTTTGTCGCCATTACGATCCCATCCATGAGTTCAAGGCTGCGCCTTGAGATTGATATGTCTGTTTGCGAAGTATACCTTTAGATTCGCGGTGTGCAACAGGAAACGCAAAAGTGAGTGCAATAGCGTCAGCACTGTCTGGGGACGCTAATCCTCTGGCTTTCATGTCTTTCTTGCTTTCCAAGAAAATGGCACCTTTACTGTCAGGTTTCATCAGTGGGCTAATCAAGTCAGTCTTGAGCGTTTTTTCCTTGGGGATGCTTGCGTTCTTAAGCCAATCCTTCATCTGCCCCCAAATTTGCGCCCGCATATTGCCGTACATCATGGGGTTCTTTGACTTGTTTGCGAAGTTGACACCCCTGATCTTGTAGCGTTGTTCCTTGAGCCGGTCAACCACACCCGCCCCAAGCCCACCCTCATCGATGGCTACTACCGCAGGCTCATACTGCTCGATGGCCTCGATCACATGACCAACCACCACCATCGTATCGTCGCCCTTGTACTTGCGGATCTCCACGATGTCCCGTCCTTGACGCACTGCAATAACGGTCGAATCGCTGCCGAACCTTGCAGGGTCTACCCCAATCACGATGGGCGCGGAGTCATCCCGCCATTTGTCCCGTTTCATGGCATCGTCTACTAGGCTTGATGAGATGAACTGATCGTCCCCTTCTGATGGGAACGAACCGTACACCTCTACGTGCGCTTGGTACGAATCCGCGCCGTATTCCTCAATGATCTGGTTGTACACGTTCTTGTCGGTGCCTTCTACTTCCCGCGCATCGACTTGCCTCGATTGCCAGAAGTCCCGTTTGCTACCCTCGATCGCCTCATAGAAATAGCCTGTATTGCGTCGTGGGTTGCTAAAACAACACCAAAAACGGTTGGGCGTGTTCTCAGTAAAGAAGCCACTTGTCACCGCCCAGATAGAGTCGTCAATACCAGACGCTTCGTCAAACACGACCATTACCCCATCGTAGTTATGCACACCGGCGAACGCGTCAGGATTCTCAGCCGACCAAAGCCGCCCCTCTAAGTTCCAATAGCGCGTGCCTTTCTTCAGATCCCTTTCAACCAACTCGGTCAGCCATTTGGCTGGCATGACTCTGGTTGCACTGATCTCCCACCAGTGGGTGTTAATGGACATGGACGACCACTTAGTGATCTCAGCCCAAGTGACTGAGCGTAGCTGGCTCTCGCTGTTGGCTGACACGATTACGGTCGATCCAATCCGCGTAGTCATCATCCACAGCACTAACCAGGACACTAAGGCCGACTTACCAATACCACGGCCTGACGCAATCGCTAGCCTTAGTACGCTAAAGTCAATCTGCCCATCGTTCTTTTTGATGTGATCTGTTAGATCAGTCAATACCTGGCGCTGCCATTTACGTGGGCCAGTGAAGTGTTCAAGCGGTGTGCCTGCTTGTCCCCAAGGGAAGGCAAACATCACAAACGCTAGTGGGTTGTCCTTGATGGCGGGTGACCATAACCGCGCCATGAGTTCTTGTTCATCTTGCGCGGAATAGCGAGTAGTTTGCATTTAGGCGGCTTTTAGCTTCTGTTTGCTAGGCACTTCTTTGAACTCTACAGTCTGGGCGGGTTGGTTTTCCAGAGCGTTGATAACTCTTGATTGCGCTTGTTCAAGCGCTGCCGTGATAGATATTCGTTGTTCAACATCGATTGAAAGCTGTTGCTTGGCAACCCATCCGTGCTGGTGCTGGAGGATGGCAAGGGCGGCTTTGGAGTCACCTTCTTTTGCAGCAAGATGCAAGACTTCAGACATTTCACGTTCTCCATCTGCTCTCCCTTTGAGTTCTGCGTATTCCGCAATGGGGTCAAACAACACTAACTGCCTGTATTCGGTTGGGGTCATTCCAGCTGCTAGCGCCAAAGAGTCGCCCTTAAGCCCGAGCTTGGCGGCTTTCATTATCGCTTCGAGCCGTGACTCTGTAGCTTGGAGCTTGCGAGGTTCGTAGTGGAAGCTTTGGAACATACGCGTGATGTTATCACTTTTTAATAAAAAATAAAACTTAATAGCTTGGGACGGATTTCTATTTAGAAAAAAAATTGTTCGTGAACTTACCGTGACCGATGGGCTGTTAGCCCTGGCCCTAGGGGGGTATGCCTAAAAATTAGGCAGTTTTTAAAGCTAGGGGTTTACCCTACTAGCTCATACCATGAGCTATTGATTATGTGCTGATTATCTATTGATTATCTAATAATCAACATAATGCCATTATCTTATTATGTTGTGGGTCATGTGGGCTACCCACAACCAAGAGCCCATAATTATCATTTTGTGGGTAATGTGGGTCATTATCTAAAGTATTACCCATAATGCCCACAACTGGCAGAATTTTGGAAAAGGTCTGGAGACGTTCTGGCAAAGTGTGGGTCATGTGGGCAATTTGGACAGTCATTTTAAATCGCTAACTTATAACATTCGTGCAGACACAATATACAAAATACAATCTTTAGCTATATATCCTTTTATCATTACCCACAATACCCACAAGCAGACCAGCTATGGCTCTAACTGCCTTTTACCATTGTCCACAATACTATCCACAACCAGTCCACAACTGCCACAACTTGTCCACAACATCACCAAGACACCAGACACCACAACTAATGTAAAAGAATTGCTTGCAGTCTCTTAAACTTGTGGTCTAAAATCAGGAGAGCAGTAGAAGTGCAGTAGTGCATGAGAATTATTCTCATTTAATTAACTAAACTAAAGGACTCAAAATGGCTCAAAACTTAATGCAAAAATGGAGAGAGGCACGGGAGCAGATAACTGGCTCAACTCCTGAAAGACAACGTGAGGTCTTATTCAGTCGTGCTAAAGGTATCATCTCGGAAAATCTTGGGAAAGACTGGCAGTCAATGCAGAAAGGCAGATTATCTGGACACTCTCCATTTGGACTTCTGGAGCGCATCAAGATGTATAAAATTGTAGGTCTGGAGCTGGGACTAGCAATTCAGAATGATGACTGGAGGAGCGCTCTGGATGCAATCAACCAGTACGGGACTAGGGTAAGTTATCGAAAAGATATACCAGACTTATTACATACTCATTTTAGGGAAAGTTTTTTTTGTTGTGAGGAGTGCAATGATTATTTCCATATAGATGATTGCACTCACACCTATGATGGAGACTATCAAGTTTGCCAAGATTGCCTTGAGGAGAATTACTCTTACTCTCACTCTAGAGATACTTACATAAGCAATTCAGACTATGAAGATGAGCAGGAGGAGGAGAACGAACCAGAATATGAGCATATAGGCAGTTATCACTCCAGCAAAAACAACTTAGGGCATATTCCGTCCGGTTACGATATGCGCTCTCCTAGAGTGTTATTAGGTCTGGAGCTGGAGGTAGAAGTGCATGAAGATTATGACAAGGACAGTAGAGCTGGACTTATTTTGGACAATATCTCAGACTATCGAGATGAGGACGGGATAAGGCACAACTACTGCCTGATGGAGGAGGACGGGTCTCTGGATAATGGGTTTGAGATGGTTACTGCTTACACGGGTCTAGATGTGCATAAAAACCAGCTCCAGTATTTCAAGCAAAGGGTAAAGGGTCTTAAGTCTCACGACACTAGCACTTGTGGACTTCATGTCCATGTATGTAAGTCCAGCATGACCACTCTACATGGTGCAAAACTTGTGCTATTTATCAATGACCCTGCTAACTTGAAATTAGTCAAAGATATTGCCAGACGGGATGCCAGTGGATACTCCAAACTTCAGAATAAAAAGGAGGACAAGCACTGGCTCAAGGACTCATTCCACTCTAGCAAGGACAAGGCAGACCAGCTTAGGAGACTGAACTCTGATAGGTATGAAGCACTCAACTTCAGGAATGATAAGACAGTGGAGTTTAGGTTATTTAAGGGCACTCTTAAATATGAGACCATGATTTCATGTCTGGAGTTTGCCTTTGCTTGCTGGCACTTCACTGCACAAGCAAGCACTAACGATCTGACCAGTGCTAAGTTTTTGGAGTTTATCTCTGCTCCACAAAACCGAAAAGACACTCGATTTTTGAGAGCGTATCTGAAAGAAAAGGGATATGAGCTGGCAGACAACTTGCGTAAAGTCCCTGCTCCTGCTTTACCAGCATTACCAGAAGTTTCAGAAGTTTAATAAATACCTCACGAAAAGGACAAAATTATTATGTGTTTACTAATTACCCAAAACCAAAACTCTCCAGCTCTCTCTAGGGTCTGGCTCTCTGATTTTTACGATTACAACTCTGATGGTGTAGGCGTGATGTATGCAAAAAATGGAGCGTTAGTAGTTGAGAAAATTCTGCCAGTATCAGCAGAAGATTTTATTAACTTTTATAGCAATCATATTGCTGGCAAAAATTGCGCTTTCCATCTCAGGATGAGAACTCATGGGGATACTGATCTGACTAACTGTCATCCCTATGAAGTCCTCAACCAGCAAGAACATGGGACTTCACTCTGGCTCATGCACAATGGCATCTTAGCCACTGGCAATCAAGCAGACACCAGTAAAAGTGACACTTGGCACTATATCAAGGACTACTTGAGACCTATGCTGGCTCATAACCCTGATTATGCTTTTACTCGTGAATTTTCTGCCATTATTGGCAGTCATATAGGCGCCTCAAATAAGTTTGTGTTAATGGATGAGCAGGGCAGACAGGCAGTAGTCAATCAAAGCTCTGGAGTGTATTGGGCAGGTCTCTGGCTCTCAAACACTTATGCTTGGTCTGCCAGTGATACTGCCAGTAAGACTGGATACAAAAAAAGTAAAAAGGCACAAGCACTCATTCTCAAGCAATCTAAAGAAGTGCCAGACACTAGACTGCCAATCAAGTATGACTACATGGGGTCTGGCAGTGTGTACGGGTCTAGAGAGTATTACTACCCTGATTATTACGACCTTGAGGCCACGATTGAGGACTTACTCTATATGGGGTACGAAAAGGCAGGAAAGCTCTCCTATAGCTCTCTGGATAGTTTTGTGGATGTCTTTGGGGTTAATGCTTTTCTAGACTTGGCAGATATGCTCATGCAGGGAGAGATTGATGAGCAGAGTTTTATTGCTGGCATCACAGACCATAAGACTGCCCGTGCAGACTTTGGTCTTAAACCCTATAACTCTTTTCCTGCTTACATGGAATAAAGGACACAACATGGAAAATACAAAACTGACAATATGGGACTGGGTAGGCACTGCCTTACTGGGGATACTTTTAGGCAGTATTTTTGCCTATGGTTTTATGGCATGATATATCTACTAATAGTTTTATTTATTGAACTGCTAATTTTGATGTGGAAACTATAAACCAGTAAACTCCTAAACTTAAAACCCCTAGACTGGCACTCTAGGGGTTTTATTTTGCTTAATTGATAGGTGAGTATTACCAGCGCTGTAAAACCTTGCCAGTGCTAGATTAAAGGTCTGCCAGACACCAGACCAGACCAGACACCAGACCAGACCAGACACCAGACCAGACCAGACCAGACCAGACCAGACCAGACCAGACCAGACACCAGACCAGACACCAGACCAGACACCAGACCAGACACCAGACCAGACACCAGACTAGACACCAGACTAGACACCAGACCAGACACCAGACCAGACACCAGACCAGACACCAGACCAGCTCCAGCTCCAGCTCCAGCTCCAGCTCCAGCTCCAGCTCTGGCACTTAAGCAGCATACATAATCTGATTATCTATTATATGTCCTTGATTATATTAGATAATATTATTTATTATTAAAAAACCCGTTTGTTAGGCGGGTAATTTTTGTATATTTCAAAATCTATTAGGAGACGCAATTTTCGATTAGATTTGATAGACGCTTTTTTCGATTAAGTTTTAAAAGACGCAATTTTTGATTAAATTTCATTTAACCAGCACCATCTTAGGCTGTGGATTTTCTTCTACCATCCTGCGCAAGTCCGACTTGGAATAGTCAGCCATCTCTGGACACGCAAAAATATGCTTCTTCGTGCCAAACTCTCTAGATTTAAGCCTTCCGCAATCAACCCATCCTGCTTCTTTTAACGCGTGTAGTAGTGCAGCCTGCGGCACTTTTACGCCAGATGGAGCAGAGCCAGCCAGACGATCACATAACGCATGGAACGGTGAACCGATCACGCCTTTATTAAACTCCCCTACCCTGTTGCGTAACATCTCAACTAAATAGCTCTCTGCCATGCTCATGCCATGCTCGACTAAGTTAGCCTTGAACTCTGTCCACATCGGCGGTGCAGACGGGTTAAATTTAGAAACATCACGGCAACGCAAAAAGTGAGCGATTGCATAAAAACCACCAGAGCGATACCAGTCCCACATCTGCTTGGCTTTGTTGGAGTCCATGCGCTCTGCCGTACTCCATACACAAAACCAACGCCTGTCTTGACTAGCCAGACTGATAGGCACAGGGTCATTAGAGAACGCCAGGACAAACAAGCGGTTTGCCATCATGTACGGGTGCAAGCCCTTGCGATTAATTGGCAGCATCTCAGGTGGCGCAGCTATGATTGGTTTGAGTTGGTTAGCCAGCTGACGACGCGTTGCAGCGTCAGGCTCTTTTAATTCGTTAATGATCAAGATCTCTGACTCTAGCTGATAACCCCACTGGCTATTGACTGAGTTGTTATCCATAATCCCGCGATTTTTTAAATGGTTTCCGCAGACTGCCCAGATGAATGGCGCCCAAAAGGTGTCTTTGCCTGACCCCTCATCACCAGCGTGAAGGATGGCGTGGTTTACCTTGATCTCTGGATATTGCACCTTAAACGCCATTACATCAAAGATATGGTCTAACTCGGCTTGCTCAGGAACAAGAGCGTGGCAGTGATCCATCCATAAGGAGATGTCATTAGACGCTTTTTGCGAATCTATTTCTGGACGCGCATCACGCCAACGATTGCCAAACAAATCGCCATCACGGGTAACGATCACACCTTCGCCCGCAGCGTAGGTCACACCAACTAGCGCTTTAGCACCGTTGGCTTGACGGTTCTCGTCAAAGCAGATTGATGCCTCGACTTTACGTCCAGTATGAATAGACTTGCAAGGCACGTGACGGAACAACGCGTTAAACGTCTGGCGACTGACTTCACGCCGGTCTTGCATATCAAAGTAAGACTCATCATCTTGGATGTAAGCAAAACGCTCATACCAGTTGGCTTTTTCAATCCTGCCCAGCTCTTTACGCTCAACCTCGGCAATAAGTTCTGCTGCGGTGTCACGATAGACTTCGTTTGGGGTCAACTTGGACAATGCCATATTCATCTTTTCTGCTAGTAACTCATCACGCAAACCATGATCCACCTCGGGGCCACCATTATCAGCCACCCAATCTAAAAACATCTGCGAACTAAACTCGACGCAGTGACCATGCAAACAGCAGTAACTACGATCTAAGGGTTTGTAACGCCCTTCGATGTTGCCATCGGTATGCTCAGCGTTGTTAGGGCAAACCACACCCATCCAGCCTTCGCCATTAGCTGCCGACATAATCATGCCCTGCTCGTTCAACCAAGTGACCACCGAGTCCTTGCCAGTGTCAGCCAAGCGAATGGCTACGTTCGTTGCCGTGTCAGCAGGATCAGGTGTGACAGCTAGAGCGACACATATATCCTCTAAGTTGTATTCACGCTCAGGGTGAAACTCTACTAAGACAGAAGCGAAGTTACCGCGCCCTGGCTTTAGGTTTACAGAACCTGGCAAGCGGAAGTTCCGCACTGCGTTAGTAGCGCCTGGATCGGTGTAGCCTGCCTTAGCTATGGCTTTAATTGCTGCGGTGAAGTCACCCTTGGTCGGTTGCTCTTTGAACGCGTAGCCCCACTGGTACGAGCCTTCGGACGTTTCCATAATCCATGTAGGCGCAAGGGGTGGCTCTTTGGACTTGGTGCCGATGTCATCTAGCATCATCACAAGGACGTATTCACAGTTGGCGGCTGAGGCTGACACCTTACCATCGGCAAAGCGATCTAGGATAAACGAGCCTGTATTGCCGTAGATTGCCCAATCAGTCTTGATCTTAGCTGTTGGCAAGAACGCAGGCCAAGTGCATTTAATGGCGCCGTCCGCATGGGTCTGCATCATCCCGTTGCCATCTAACTGTGGTTTTTGTCTAACAATTAAAGCAGTTTCGCCTTCTGGCGCTAAATTGGTGATATATTCAACAAAGTTCATTTATGGACTACCTTTCGTGAGGGTTGCCCCCTAGCCTAAAAACTAGGG